GGACACCGGATGTGTTGAGTTTAGTTTCCCCTTGGGTGCCATCCGTCCGTTTTGAGTACGGTTCCACTCTGAGTTCGAGCGATCACGCTTTGCTCTGTCCCTGCCGACTTGCTGGTAGGGAGCGAATGTCCCTCTGACGGACGATATGAACCTGATAAGGGTTCTCAGCCTTCGTTCATATGTGGACTCTGTAGGCTGGACGGAGTTGTTATATATTTGTATCATAATGGGAGACTGTTTTGAAACATTGTTAGGAGTTTTTTTTGGCTGGTTCTATGTCTACTTATTTGGAGCAGAAGTTGCTTAAGCATTCTTTGGGTGTTGAGGCGTATACTATGCCTTCGCCTTTGTATATGTCTTTGCATACTGGGAATCCGGGTGAGGGAAATAATCATCCTACTGGTGGTGCTGAACTTGCGGACGGTGTGGGTTATGGTGCTGGTTACGCTCGGCAGGGTGTGACGTTTGGGACTCCTACTGATGGGGGTTTGGAAACGGATCCTTCTATTTGTAAAAATACTAATGATGATACTTTCACTGGTTTGCCTATCGCGGTTATTACGCATATAGGTATTTATGATGCTCTTACAGGAGGGAATCTTTTGTATTACACTGAAATGACCACGGCTACTACGTCAGCTTTGGGAGATACTTTTACATTCCTTGCGGATGCTTTAGAAATTAGATTAGGATAGGGAGCAAATGGCTACTAATTACCCCACATCACTAGATACGACCACGGAGTTAGCGGAACCTACTGCTACCACCGACCTTAATGAAGCTGGTTACGAGCATGACACTTTGCATGTTAATGTCAACCAAGCTGTTAGGGCGTTGGAAGGCAAGGTAGGTACTGGCGCTTCGACTTCTGTTGCTAATACAGTTATGGCTGGTAATGGAACAGGAACTTCGGAATGGTCAGCATCACCGACTGTAAGCGGAACTATGACAGCGACTACAGGGTTCGTTGGGGATTTGACTGGGGATGTGACAGGGAACGTGAGTGGCACAGCGGCGACTGTTACTGGTGCCGCGCAAGCCAATATCACTTCGACTGGTACATTGACTGGTCTGACAATGGGCGGCGCTATTGCGATGGCCGACAACGCGATCACTACACCAGAGTTCACTGATTACGCAGAGACAGTTAATGCGATAGGTGACACTGCGGCTTCGCAGTCGATTGATATTACTTTGGGTAATGTGCATACTTGCACTTTGGCTGTAGGTACAACTACTTTTACTTTCGATAATCCTGCTGTTACTGGTAAGGGTTGTTCGTTTACTTTGATAACCACTCAGGACGCTACAGGTTCTAGAGGTATTACATGGCCTGCGTCTGTTGATTGGTCGGCGGCTACTGCTCCGACTCTTACGGCTACTGCTAACAGGACAGATATTTTCACTTTTGTTACTTACAATGGTGGCACTAATTGGATTGGTTTCACAGCCGGACAAGATTTCGACTTAACGTAATGCCTTTAGGATTCGCTAGAAACGCTGGTCTTCTCGCAGGCGGTGGTGGTCCCTTCTCTCATACTGCTGTAGGTTGGTCTAACACTTGGACATCTTCTAATTACCAGTTTTACCGTTGGACAAGTAGCGGAAGTATAGAATTTGAAAACGCTCCAGTAGGAGCTACTCTCGATATGATTCTTGTAGGTGGCGGTGGCGGTTCTTATCAACCGATGGGCTCTCAGGGTCATGGGGGTTCTGGTGCAGGTGGGTGCAGGTATCTAACAGGTTTAAATCTTGTAGACGGAAACCATAGTATAACTATCGGTGCTGGCGGTACTTATAGTGGAGGTAACAGTTCTTCTGTTCCTTCCAGTTGGAATAAGTCTTCTTACTGGTCACCATCTTCAGGTGCTATTTATGCGGCAGGTGGTGGGTATGGTTCTGCGTATCCGTACTCTTCATCTACTCAAGGTGGTTCCGGCGGTGGCGGTGATGGTCCTTGGCCAAGTGGCGCAGGGGGAAATACGCCTACCACTTCTCCTTCTCAGGGTAATACTGGTGGTAATGGTTCTTACAACCAGTATGGTTATTATGGCGGTGGGGGCGGCGGTGGCGCTGGCAGTACTGGCTATCCTTGTCTCTATTATGGTACGTACATGGCAGGAGCCACTCAAGGTTGGGGTGGTCAAGGTATAGGTTACACTTCTTTCCGTGACAGTAATGGCCCCAGTGGTGATGGTTACGAATATTTCTCCGGTGGCGGCGGTGGCTATTTTGGTCCGGGTTGGGTATCTCCAACACAATCACCGAATGGTGGAGCTTATTCAGGATCAGGTAATGGAGGCACAGGTGCAGGTAGCGGTGGTGGTCCTGCAAGTTATTTTGGTGGTGGCGGTTGTCTTATTATAAGATGGGATATCACCTACTAAAGCTGGTATAGTAAAAACATGTTTGAAGTGAGGGATGATAACCGCGCTGATACTGACAAACTTTTGATAGGTCACGACGAGTCTGGTTTGAAACAAAAAAGAGATCCTGAAACTGTTTTTTCAGATCCTAAGCATGAGCTACTCTTTAATCCTCTTACTGAGGAATACCATGAATTGAAAGCCTTTGCTCTTTCAAACGATTGTCTCTTTTCGAGGCAAACTTTCACAGCGAAGTATGACGAAGAATGGATGCCTTATAATGATTTAACTCTTTATAGTCACACTTTGCAGAACAGACCGGCTTTAGAACAGCATTTCGATCCTGATTCTGCTCTTGCACAGTATGAATCTCCGAAAAAAGATTTAGCTCACACTGTTCTACAACAGATCGCTAACGAGAATGGTTTCGATGCTGAAATTTTTAGAATCAATATAAATTTGACTCAATGTTCTAAAGCGTCACGATCTATTGTCCACAGGGATCACGAATTCCCTCATTGGAATCTGCTTATTTATTTAAATACATGGTATGGGGGAATAACCTATGTTGATAATGAGCCTTGTCCTGCTCCTCAAGAAGATATGATCGTTACGTTTGAAGGGTTTGAAACTATGCATTGGCATGAACCGCCAGCAGGTTTCGGAGATGAAAGAATTGTGTTAGTAGCTACATACATGCCGAGGGAAATTGGAACAATCACCAAAAAATAAATTAAAAATGGCACCGTCAATAGAGTGGCTTTTCCCGACTCCTTTGTATTGGAATAAAATTAATGACCAAAGAGCTGTTCTTAAAGAATTTGAGGGGCTTCTTCCTTCGCTTAATTTTGATTACCTAGAAAAATGGGGTAAAACACACAAATTAAACGATAATGCTTTTTCGACCAATCTTTTAGATGATATGCCTCTTTTAGCGAATGAAGTTGATATGAATGTTCAACAATATTTAGTTGAGATAGGTAAAAGAGAGGAAGACTCGGAACCTTGGGGATATGAGGTGGAGTCTTGGGTTACTAAAGTAGAAGAAGGTGACTATGTTCACTTTCACACACACGGTAATTGTGATTTGTCAGGCGTTTATTATCTTAAAGCTAGAGCAGACGAATGTGAAATATCATTTCAACAAGCTAATAGTGTGATGAATCAAGATTGGTTGCTCGAGCATTATAATGTTTCATGGATGCACCGAGCCACAATGGGAAAAATTTTACTTTTCCCTCCTTGGTTGAGTCACGGCACTCCTCGTGCTGAAGGTAAAGATGATTTTGTGAGGTATAGTATTTCTTTTAACTTTAGATTTGATGCAAAGTATCATCGAGGATGGGAGCAACCTGTATGATTGAAGGCGATATTGTATGGATAGATCCTTTGTTGATGCAAACATATATGCAATCAGAAGGTTTACATACTTTGGAAGCGTTAATAGAAGACGCTGAAAGATCAAGCAGGTGGGATACCGCTAAAGTTCTTACTGGTACTGAAGATAAGAACAGTAGAGAATCAAAAGTTCTTTGGTTCGATCCTAATTTCCCTCCACCCACACATGAACCTTTATTAACATACGCTCAATTATGTTTAGACGAGTACATTAAACATCGTCCTGAAGCTGTTCATGGAACTCCTGATTTTTATGCTGAGAACTATTCACTGTTAAAATATGAAGAAGGACAAGGGTATCACGCTTTACATGCTGATGCCGCTCCGTGGACTAACCATATGGCTAGAGGTAGGCACATTTCACAAATCGTTTATTTAAACGATGTGGAAGAAGGAGGGGAAACTATTTTCCCTATTCAAGAAGCAACAATTAAACCCAGAGCAGGTAAGTGTTTGACCTTCCCATCGTGTTGGTCGCATATGCACAAGACTCTTAAAGCTGTAGACACAAAGTATTGTGTTTCTATCTTTTATTCATTTTTCGCAAACGCACCTTCCCAAAGTAGCGCCGAGTCGTCTAATATGACGGTAGAAGAATTTATCGAAGGATAGAAGTGGCTCATTACGCACATGTGAATAGTGAAAATATTGTTACGTTTGTAACACCTCTTAGCAACGATATTGCTGTAGTGGATGGTGTGGATGATGAACCTAAATCTATTGCTTTTCTTGAATCTCTAAATATTGTTGAAGGCGGCACATGGGTTCGTTGCTCGTACAATAATAATATTAGAGGTCGTTTCGCACAAGAAGGCGATGTTTATGACAGTTCATTAAACATTTTCAAAATGCCAGATGATATTAAACCGTTTCCTTCATGGGTTATGAATGAAACTACTGGTTATTGGGAAGCTCCTGTAGCTGAAACACCCGGATATGTATGGAATGAAGAGGCTGGGGAGTGGCAACAACCACCACAACCGGAAGATTTTCCTTCATTCACATGGCAGACACATTGGCAGGATGGGGTTAAACGCCCTCAAGGTTGCTGGTCGCCACCTGTCGCATACCCCGGAACTTGGGAATATGTAGATGGTGATAATGATGGCAAAATGAGATTACTTGTTGGCACCACTTACGCTTGGGATGAGGCATCAACTTCTTGGGTTGAAGAAGAATAACAATGACTGCGTATAGCAGAACCGCCGATTATACGATAGATCAAAACTATAATGGTACTAACACTTCTTTAACATTTAGAGGGTTAACTACCGGAGCGTCTGGTTTATCTGGCATAACCTATGTAAACGATACTTATACGTATGCGTTTACTGGGCTTGGGCAAGATCGTAGAGAATACAACTTTGGTTCTTCTGAACTTCCTGCTGGAGAGTGGACGTATCAACCTACGTTTTCTACTGAAGTTCACCCATTAAACGAGTTCGATTACCGTGGGCGTAACACATCAGGTGGTTTGCATCTGTTCACTGGTAAGACTGTTGTTTCAGATATAACGCATATTATTACGTATCACATAACTGCATCATCGACACTACCGCATGACGATGTGTACTATATTATTAATCCGAATCCAAAAATTACTATAGAAGTTAAACAGCTTCAGAACGTAACAATAGAAGTAGGTGTTTAATGGCAAAATATGACAAAGGAGATGTGGTCAGAGTCACAGGTTCTTTCTGGTCTAGTGACCCATCGGTATTAACTGATCCAACAGACTCAGATGGAAGTTGGGCAGATGGTATTTATGAATCAGTCAATGTCTATCAGAAGAAACCTGACGGTACCACCACGAATCTCGAAACCAGTATCAATAGATTAAGCACAGGCAAGTACTATGTTGATGTGACCTTAGATCAAGTAGGTACACATACCGTGAAGTTTGAAGGAACTAGCGGGGTTGTTGGTACCGAAACTGTTGCGATAGAGGTAGAGAAGTCAGTTTTCGATCATTCTTAACCCAAGAGGGGCCATGACTAATACTACGCATGAACAACATGGCGGCAACGTCAGCAAAGTCAGGGGACAGAAGACTCGTGAATTGTTCCTTGAAGGACTCGCGGAGCATGGAACTATCTCTAAGGCGTGTGCTATCGCTGGGGTCACCCGATCCGCTTACGATAAGTGGAGACAACGCATACCTGATTTCGCTGAGAAAGCGGACTCCATCAGAGCTAAAGCGGTCGCTGACGGCGGTATGGAGAAGTGGGACGGCACTTTTCAAAGTTTCAGAAGTCACTATTTCGGGCACATGTCCCCTTGGTTCCATATCAAAGCCATCGAAGCGTATGAAAACACACCACCCGGAAACATTACCCTGATTCTCTGGCCTCCAGAACACGGCAAAACTACGCTTGCCGAGGACTACTTCTGCTACAAATTGGCGACAAATCCCGAATTCAGGATCACCGTCGGATCTGAGGGCCAAGACATGGCGCGCAAAATTCTTGGGCGTATACGTAGCCGGATGGAACCTCATGGACCTTTCCCTAAATATGTAGCTAAATATGGACCTTTCGTACCTCAAAATCAGAGCGGTCGTAAAACTGCTCAAGCGTGGGGTGCTGATTATTTTAACGTGTTTAAGAAGTCTCGTCACGATGAGCGTGATTATTCTATGGTTTCTTTAGGTTGGCGATCGAAGATTGCTGGTACACGTACCGATCATCTACACATTGATGATATTCAATCTCGTGTTTCGTTGAATCTTACAGAACAGATGTTCGAGATTTTCCGTCAGGACTGGCTTACTCGTCCGGGTGAGAATGGTCGAACGAGTATTAATGGTACTCGTGTAGGTGAAGATGATTTCTATGAAAGGGTAATGAGGGAGATAGATCCTGACATTCTAAGTGTTATTAGATTCCCTGCCATTATACAAAATGAGAATGATGAACCTGAACCTTTGTGGCCTGAGATGTTCTCTATGGAAGCTCTTGACAGGATTCGTCGTAAAGTTGGGGAAGAGGCATGGTCACGTAACTATATGCAACAACCATCTTCTTCAGCTGAAGCTACTTTTGATGAGGAATCTATAAAGAAATGTTTAAATCCATTACGTTCCGTGAATCATCACCCACCAAAGAATTGTAGTGTTTATATCGGTTTAGACCCTGCTCTTGGTTCTAACAACTGTGTGATTGCGGCTACTCCACATGAAGACAAATTGAAGATTCTTTTCGTTCGTGAAGATGTGGGGCTGACACGTAATGAACAGATACTACAAGTAGTTGAAGAAGCTGTATTGAGATGTGGACAAAATGGTTCATCTGTAACAGATGTTGTTATAGAAGCGATGGTATTCCAAAAAGGGTTATCTCGTGATGAAAGACTAGTTGAAATGACGGAACGATATGGGTTCCGTGTAAGGGAACATTTAACAGGTGTAAACAAATATGATGAAAATATTGGTGTTCCTTCTATGGCTTTATCGTTTATGCGACAAGAAATTGAGATCCCATATGCTGATGATCCTTCCACACGCCATCAGGCTGATGAATTGATTAGACAGCTTAAAGCATGGCGACCATTACAACGCGGTACTAGACTAAGACAGGATCAGGTAATGGCGCTCTGGTTCATATGGATATTATGGCGACAAAGAAAGCAATCATATAGTGTTGACTCTTCACAATTCAGGTATAAAGGACTACCTTGGAAGTCAAGTGTGTCTACAAGTAAGGTTTATTAATGTATACATTTGATGAAATTGTATCAATAATACGACAACGACAAGACGCACAAAGCCCTTTATTGGATCGAATGCTCGAAATAAAGGAGCGTTACAACGGTGAATATGTCATACCGTTGCCATCAATGGATGAAGAACCTGTTCTGCCTCCTCTTACCCCTGCTTTAATATCAGAGAACATTGATGCTGTAGCTCAAAGAGCCGCATCAGTGATGCCTTTTATCGGATGCCCAGCTGTAGATCAGTCTAAAGAACGTGGTATCAGGTCAAGAGAGTATGCTGATATTCGTAGAAGAGCGTTGTCTGCGACATGGTATTCATCTAAATATAAGATTAAAATGCGCCGCGCTTATAGGCATTTAGCTGGGTATGCCACATCTTGTTTAGTGGTAACACCAGATTTTAATAAGGGGCTTCCACGTATTGATATACGTGATCCTTTGGGTGTATATCCAGAACCGAAAGCATACGAAGACGTAGATCCACCACGAAATTGTGGGTTTATTTACGGCAAATCAGGCGACTGGTTAAGAGCGCATTACCCTGCTTCCAGAGAAGAAAATGGTGGACCTGTAAATTCTGATGAAAAATCACGACAAGAACTATGGGATGTTTGCGAATGGGTAGATGACGAACATATAGTCATCGGCATCATGGGGCCAAGATACCATCACTTCTTTGAGAACAATACATATTCTAGACACAGCACACAGATTGAATTGTCACGCGCACCGAACAAAGCTGGTATGCCTTGTGTGATAACTCCGGGTCGAGTCAGCTTAGATAAGATTGCTTCCTCAATATCAAATGTTGTAGGAATCGTGGATCTTATGTCAAAAATGATGGCGTTGGAAATAATGGCACAGGAAAAAGCTATCTTCCCTGATAGGTATATAATAGGACGATCGGGTCAGGTGCCTATGATCGTCGGAGGTGAATGGAAAGACGGTCGTGAAGGAGAAGTAAACATACTTCTCGACGCAGAAGAAATAGGCGAATTAAGATCAAGCCCTGATCCGAGTACAAATATTGCCATCGACAGATTGGAAAGAAATGCTCGTGTATCGACAGGAACCGTCCCACAAATTGGTGGGGAAACTTACGGAGCGTTACGTACAGGTAGAGGAATCGACTCGCTTATGGGCGCGGCATTGGATCCGCGTATCCAAGAAATGCAAGAGATTATGGAGGCTCATCTTCCTCATCTAAACGAATGCCTATTCGCTTCTTATAAAGGTTATTTCGGTAGTAAAAAATTCTCTATGTTCACTGGTTACGCTGGGGATTTGGGTCAAGTAGAATTTACTCCAAACGAACATTTTGAGACATATGACAATGTGGTTTCGTACTCAGTCCCCGGCGCAGATGTTCAAGGAACGACAATTCAATTAGGCCAGTTGCTTGGTATGAAAGGTATCAGTCTAAGAACTTTCCGTACTAAGCATCCATTTATTGAAGATGCTGAAGCTGAAGGTCGCAGAGTAGATGAAGAACTTTTGGAAGAAGCAGTAATGCAGGCGATACAACAGCAAGCATTATCAGGACAGCTACCAGTTGTTTATGTTTCTAAAATAGAGAAGCACCGTAAGAAAGGGCTTGATATTTTTGAAGCGATCGAACAAGCTGACCGTGAAATTCGTGAGGAGCAAGCGGCGGTAGCCCCTCCACCTGAAGAGGGTCAAATGATGGCACCTGAAGAAGCGATGGGGATGGCGGCTGGCGCACAAGGATTAGGACAAGCCCCTGCTGAACAACCCACAGAAGGATTTTCTCCGGGCGCAGTACAAGAGTTAGCTAGTGCATTAAGGACTAGCTAATGGTCAGAGCTAAAAAGAATCTTCCTGTTAAAACTACACCAATGGCGGCTGGCGCTGATTATGGTGAAGTTCAAACTAATGAAGGACTGATTAAAGACATAGGTATGCCGGATATGTCTGATCCGACTGTTGGTGCTACAGGTGCGGTTCCTGAACAAAACCTTCCTGTGAATCCTGTGGAAGCGGCATCGAGTTTCCCTAATACTATTACGCCATTAACAGCTCAAGGTACGAACATGCGTTCTCGTCCTCAACAATTTATTATTAGCAACAAGACGAGAGCCGCGGCTTTTTTAAGTGATTTAGCGGAACATGTTCCTGACCCTGCTGTCAGAATGGCGGCAGATGATTTGAAAGACCATTTACGTAATGGTCAATTCTAGATTTAACCCAGTTACATCAAGTAACCGAAACTGGGGGCGAGAAGACAATCTCAACTCCATTATGTATGGAGAGAATTACGCTACGCTTATGCGAAGTGGTGCCGGTAGATTTATTCAAGGACCGGAACTTTCTACTCGGCTAGTTGATTTAGCTAGTAGCAACATATCTATAGACAAACAGCTTGAGACTCTTTATACAGCTAACGATCAAATCTATTTAAGGCAACAGATAGAGAATTTTAAAAAAGTTCCTAAAACATTCCAGCCTTCTGAATTTGCTAATCTCCCACCAACAACTCAACAAATGATGTTAAGTGCTGGTTACGAGTTGCCTGATAAAAAACAAGATGAACGCCCTTGGTGGCAACGAGCTTTAACTTGGGACATTCCTTTTAATCCTTTTGATAACTGGTTGGATGATAGAAGTTGGGGTACTCCTCTTGCTTTACCAAAAGCGGCGTTAGCTCCAGTCAAAGCTGTTGGCGCTGGTTTAGGTTTTGTAGGTTCATCTCTTTGGGAGGGTGTTGAAAAAAGTTGGAGAGCTGGGCAACGCTTCACTAGAAGTTTAATGTATTTAGAAGAACTTGGTGCTAACTCTATGTTTAAACCTCCTAAATGGAGAGAAGCATGGAACAACACACGTTTAGAAAATGATTCCTACAGTAAAGATACTATTGCTGACGCTTTAGAATTAGTGGGACCTGATAGAACAAAGCTATTAAGAATGTATGTAGCTCAAGGGAATGATGCGGTCGCTGAATATTTTAAAGATGAAATGGAAGCGCGTGGCAGACCAATAGAAGACGCAATCAATTTGCATTCGGATTGGTATGAATCTTTAGCAAGAGAAGACAGTCAAGAAGCATTAGCTATTTTACAATCAAACAAATTAGATACGTTCAATGGTTCTATAAGAATGTTCAACAAGTATCTGCCTTTCTTACCTGACGCGGCACCTGACAGTCTGTACGGCAAAATGGTAGGTACGACTGGGACAATAGCTACAGGGATTGTATTTGATCCGACAACATGGCTACTTGGACCAGCGTTTTCTGCGGCGAAACTAACCAAGATGGGTATACGTAATGCTGACGCTTGGAAGACAATAGATTTAGCTGAACAATATTCGAGAATAGTTCGTGAGCATGGAGGCAAACTACCTCGATCAGAAATGGCGAGACTTAGCAACACGCACGATGAATTGATGAGTGAATGGTCAAGAAGCCATAGAGGGTTACGTGCAGTTGGGTTATTGAATCCTTTAGTGAGGATGAACGCTAATGCTAGGAACAGGTTTATTGAAAAAGTCAATGAAACTTTCGACAAACTTAATAGAACAGAAGATGCTCGGATAGCTATTCGCGATGAGATGGGTGTAGATGCGACCTACGCGAAAGTAGAAGAAGAACTACTTAAGAGGCACCCTGATCTAGCAAGTGTTGATGCAGATGCTTTGCTTGAAGAGTTCACTAGATTAATTCCGGGAATGGAACAAGGGCTTCAACACATGATTGAATACAACTTGAAAGCCCGATTGGATGATGGTTGGGTAACCGCTACTGGACAAAGAGTAAAACCACAAGACTTGTCAACATATGATGGGTTTTGGAATTTTCTTAAAGACGATTTAGGTGCTAGAGCATTATCATCAAAGATGGGTGGCGTTGATCCTGACGCAATATTTATTCCTCGTTTAACTTTCAGAGGCGCATCTTGGCAACGAGTTAAAACTTTAATGGATCAGACTGTTGATTTCGGTAAGAACAGTCATAATGATATAACTGCTGGTATAGCCAGATTATCTGGCGAGTATTTAGAAAAACAAGATTACACCGCAGTCGCATTATTAATGGAAGATATTGATAATGGGGTTCTCACGTTATCAAAAGAAATTAGTCACGCTGATATGGGTGCATTACTTAAAATTCGTGACGTAGATCAACGAGCTTCAATGGCTAATATGATGATGGGTTTATCAAAAGCGGACGTAACTCTAATTACTAGCCGTCATCAAAAGATGTTAGATGAAGGCGAAATCTTTAAAAGACTTATGGATGAGGGTGAAGTTAGCGACCTGTTGAATTATTACAAAGGTGATGGTCGCATAATTGATGAGACAGGAAAGGTTAGATACCTTCAAAAAGGTGACGTTCTTCCTAAAGGCTGGTGGAGAGCCGCAAGAAATTATTACACAGACAACATACCGCCTACAGGAAGTTTCAATGCGGAAGTAGGATTAGCTGAAAAGTTAAAAGTATTTAGTTTAGCGACAGCCACATCAATGGCCTATTATCCTGCGAAGTTTGCAAGATCTTTAATCACATATGTACCTAAAGCCGGTCACTTGGATCGTGTTGATGCGCTTACTTCTATCTCAGAATTTAAAGCTCTTGTAAAAATGGGTTCTTTAGCCCACATGCCAAGAGCGCAAATCAACAGTTATATACGTAAATTCATTACAGGTAACGAAGCTGAACGTTGGATTGTATCAAGCGAATTTCTTTTAGATTTTGTTGGACGATCAGGTATCCTGCTACACGCAGGTGACGACGTAACACAATTCGTTGATAGGTTCATACGTCACGGAAGCCATCATTACGATGTTCTAAAACAAGACGGTGTAAGCATATTCGGCATGAGCGCACCTAGAGGCATTTTTGTCAGCGACATGAACTTAGCGCAAATGTCACGAATGAACGTAATCCCTAACTATAGAGAGTTAGCGGCTGTAGCTAAATACATAAACATGTACAAGAGATTTGGTTGGATGACACCTATTCCTTGGATAGATAAATGGATGGGAAGAATTTGGCGACCAGCAGTTCTATTACGGTTAGGTTACGTTGCGCGTAACGGTGGAGAAGAGCTCTTCTCATGGATGCTTCGTGAAGGTCCGGGAAGTTACGTTAATAATAAATTGGCTAGAACAGCGGCAGGCAAGGTCATTGTTTGGGACGAGTATGGTCGCAAGATGGTCAAGAACATTGACGAATTATCTGACATGGATCACCGTCTTCTGATAGGTAAACCATTCGGTAGGCTTATACGTTCTGTGAATGAGATTGCTGGTGTAGGCGACTACGCTATTACGCGTAAAGCATTGTCTAATGTTCTTAAAGGGCCAGAGGGTGGTATCGCTTGGGGCTTTAAAGATGACGCTACTAGATTAGCGGCGTTTGAATTTGAACGAGCAAAATTAATACGTGAGATGAACACTAAAACAAAGATGGCTCGGTTTATACAACAAAGAGCGCATGGCTTTAGCAACAATGTCAGTAGATGGATAGGTGATACTTCAAGGAATCTTGGTATACCAACTAAACAAGATTTAGCTGAGAGATGGTTAAGAAGAAGAGATCCTGATGCTGAGGCACGAATAGGTAATATACAACACGCCTTAAGCAATCCAACGATGATGGATGCTGTAGCTAAAGACATATTAAACACACATGACACGTATCTTAATTTCAGTAAGAATTCTTTAGATACTGCTATGCGTGATGCAGGTTTCGGGCAGACACTTTCACAGTTAGTGAAACTTCCTATTGATTATTCAACAACCCAGTTGAGAGTAGTTCAGAATAATCCCGGACAGTCTCCTGATTACACTTTGGCTTTAGCGCAGTCCGCGGAGATACATGCGGAAGATGCTGGTGCTGTAGCGGCATTGCACGAATTAAATCATTTTGTGAATCTTGAAGACGAAGCCCGATTAGCTCCAATCATCAATGAGATGATCTCACAATTACCTACTCAAGGACAAAGAGAATTTCATATAGGCAGAGCGGAGATACCCGCACGGCATGTGCCTGCTTCTAAGGGTGGGATTATTCCAGCAGAGGGAGCTGAAATAACAGAACAGGCGTTGCAGGCGGCTAAAGAAGCCGAGCCTATAACTGTGATGATTACTGGGCAAAGGTTTTGGAAAAAGGATAAAGCAACAGGCAAAATGGTTCGCGCTATGTCTGAACAGGACGAAGCACGAATCAAAAAAGCGATAGACGATTCTTTAGCCCAGTTGCCTCCGGGATCTACTGTTCGTGTAGGTGGCGCTAGAGGCGTGGATGAGTACGCAGAACAGGTAGCTAATAGGTTAGGTTTGAACGTAGAGCAATATTATATTCCAGAAACTCAAGGTTCTTCTATTCAAAAAGGAAGCAAACATCCTGAATCTTGGGACAAGAAGACTGGTGCTGGTGCTAAAGCTGGTCCTATTAGAAATAAGAGAATGCTTGAAGGCCGTCCGATTGAGGGAGGGGAGAGAGGACTAGCTGATAAGACTTGGGCGTTCCATAGTGGTAAAGGATTTGAAACTCAAGAGGCTGACAAAACTTTAGATATTGGTAAACGTAGTTTTATATTAGGTAAAATTAAGGGTCTTGGTAGAGATGCGGAAAGTCCTTTAAAAGTTGCGTATCTTCCGTTTGCCGCTTTCAGAAAAATGAGCGGAGGAATGTCGAATCCAGAATTCTTATTGAATCAAGTAATCGCAATTAAATCAGGCGATCAAACTGTTTTAGTTCGTATAACAGGTGGTGCGATACGTCAGGGTGAAGAAATCGCTCAACTGCTTAAAAATGACAACATGCTTATAAGCCCTAAATTCATGCAGGAAATGAAAAAACCGAAGAACTGGGTTAAGAAAGGTTCTGTACTAGATGACAACATTAAAAATTGGGATCCTAATTTCCCAGATGGCGGACCAAGGGCAGTAGAGTTACGATTCGAGTACATCGGTCCACAAACTAACCCAGCTGAAGTACAAGCTGGATTAAAATGGGAGGGTGGAACTGCTGATGCTATGAATCAGTCATTGTCAGCAGGGGTGAAAATAGACACGCAAGCTAACTTTGGTAAACCGGAAATCGCTGGTGCTGAAGAACTTGCAGAAGTATCTGCTTACAACAAAGCTAAAGGTGACGCTTCAAGAAAAGCATCTAGAGATTACGATGAGGTTACAGAAAATGGTGTGACTCGTTTAACTGTTTACGATACTAAAACAGCCACGAAAGCAGAGGACATACCTGCTGTTGCAGGAATTGAACCTAAAACTCCGATGCAGTCATTACTTTGGTTTGTGGAGGCGTTACCTCCAAGAGTGAGGCGTGTATTAGAAAACAATCTTGATGATGCTATTAAAGGTAATGCTTCTTGGGAAGAAATAGTAAATAGTGTTCTTTCATACATTCCTTATAAGATTCGTCATTTATGGCACGATCTTTTAATGCCACCTGTGGATGGTGTCATCAGATCGCCCCGCTATCTTGAAGTGTTTAGAAAAGAAACAGTAGAAGCGTTGGGTGTTAAAGAGAGTGATCTAGGAGCGGCGCTTCCTGCACGTACAAAAAGAACTTTAAGTAGAACTGTACAAGATTACAGTGGTGGTTTTCGTCAATATATTTTTCAACCCGGAGAGGCACATCCGGTACCAATGAATTTTGATTACGGTCAAAGAGGTGCTTTACCTAAAGCCGCTCATATAACATCGGATGATACTTTTACAGCGATTTTAGATGGGCAACGCACAGCGACTACACGTAAAGACGCTCAAGTGGAAGGTGTGAAAGTTGGTGACTATTTAAAGTTCACTAAAACAAAACACGGAGTGCCATCAGAACCTATTTATGTTCGTGTCACGGAAGTTCGTAAAACGGATACTTTAACTCCTGAAGAATGGGCGTTGCCTGAAGGTTACAGCCCTAAAGCCGCCGCCGAAAATTGGAAAACAACTGGTGGAGATCCACAGATAGAAGCGGCAGAATCACTTGCTAGTGCTGGGTTTGCTATTCCAGCGGATACTCCAGCGAAAGTATATGGGTACAGAGGTGGACCTTATGGTGAAGGACACACACAAATACTTTTTGAAATGGTTAACCCTGAAACTGGGATAGCTATTAAAGCTCAACCACAGAAGTCAGCTAACCACCGTCAGTTAGAAGCAGGTGGAGCAAACATTGATTCTTACCCAGCGGCTTTAAGAGGCGAGTTTACTATAGACGAACTTCTAGGCGAGTTATCAGATTTTTGGTGGGACGCTCATTATAAACAGAACAAGGCAACAGGTCCAAAAATAATTGTTGTTGGTGAAGTCGGAGAATCATATGGTTACACAGGTAAAAGATTCAATCTTATTGATGATGGTAAATCAAAACCCGGAGCTAAGTTAAGCGACGAAAGACCAATGGGGGGTAATTGGATAGAATCTGATACTCAAGCTGGTTGGCCTCCTGCGATCGCAAGAATACTTAAAAGGGTTGAAGAAGAAACAGGTTACAAATTCGATATAGCTATTATCCAAAGGTACGATTCGGGTTCAGTTGACCTTGGTTGGCATTTCGACAAACTTCCCGATCAGACTCCTGAAGAGATTATTGCGTCGGTTAATTTTGGTGAAACAAGAAACTTCCAATTCAGACCAAGATGGCGAGAAGATGGTAAAGAATACGGTTATAGAACTGATAGAAGTGAACATCATATAGATATGCCGTTAGAGGACGGTGACATTTTCTTGATGCGTGAAGGCACTCAACAAAATTGGGAGCATCGAGTTACTCGCGGTTTGTCGCATGAAAGGCTTGGACCGCGTATCAATATTACTTTCAGGCGTAGTAATCCTGCGCTGATTTCGCAGGCACGTTTAGCGAGGGTAGACGATGCAGAGAAAATGGTTACAGGTAGAACCATGTCACAAACCGATCGTATGACTCCTGAATTATTAAGAGCTAATCCTGACACTGTGTATCTTTTTGGAGATAATATTGCTGGCAAAGGTAAAGCTGGCCAAGCTGTTATACGAGATGAACCTAATGCTTATGGGATCCCTACTAAACATGAGCCTAACAATAAGGAAACTTCGTTTTTTTCAGATAGGGATTTTGAAAAGTTTACTAAAGCAAAGATTGATGAAGCGTTCGCAAGAATACCTGAAGGCGCAAATGTAGTTTATTCCACAGACGGTATAGGAACAGGACTCGCTCAGTTACCTTCAAGAGCGCCGAAAACATACGAGTATATAATGTCTAAATTAAAAGAACTTGCTGGTCCTGATGCGAGAAAACAAGCATCAGTTGTAACAGAAGTTCATTACAAAAAAGGTTTAAACACTGTCTTAAGCAACTTCCACCAAGAAGAATTTGTTTTCAGAGGTGTAGCATTTTCAACAGCAGAAGGCGCGTATCAAGCTTGGAAAACAGGAGAGTATGTACCCGGATTTGAAAACCTAACAGGTGCGGCGGCTAAATCTAAAGGACGCAAATTAGCGCCTGATACTGATACGAATACAGAATTAATGAGAGAGATTCTTCAATCTAAATTCGATCAGTCTCCTACATTCAGAGAAGAACTATTAGCATCAGGGCAGATTACTCATCCTGTTAAAGACACATTTTGGGCAGGTAAATTCCCTGAGTTGCTTGAAGAACTTAAGAGCAGTGTCCAAGGTTCTACGGATCATCCGTTGATTTCTTTCCCATCTCCTATCAGGGGTGTAACAGTAGAAGCTTTTTCTAATCCGCAAGGCAATTTAGCGTCTCTTTCACATTCTGACGGCTCGTTCAGTATTGATCTTAGGGCTATAGAAGAAGCATATGAGAACCGTAGTTTTACAGGAACAGCTTTTGATTCTTTGAAGCAATTCGGTTGGTTTAATGCCGATGAGTTTGTGACAATGCTTGCGACAAGAAACATAGTTCCTTCTCAGCTTAGTGATGCTGAAAGGTTTGTTGAGTTAGTAAACCTCTATGCAGACACTCGTGGTATAGATGCTGTAATTGGTTTAGATACACCATTAACTGACCAATTTGCTTTAATGGCTTATGTTTGGGAAACACAGATGTCGCGCTTAAGGTACGGTTATAATATAGGACCAGCTGATAATGTTGAAGCGGTAGCACGAGCCAACCAAGCTAACATGCTTACCTTCTCTGAGCTTGGTATCCCTATACCTAATATTACTGATGGTATTCCACGCGGAAATCAAAGCACCCAAATAGCACATTGGTTGTTTGGAAATCCGGGAAGATACAAAAACATAAGCAAATTGCATTATTCAGAAGAGGCTTTGAGAGATTCGATGCACAAGGCATACGTTGGGGCGCACACTACACCGGAAGGTCAGCAAGCGCATACAAGTGCAGTTCGCTCAAATATTTCTACTGATCCAGCGGCTCCTTACATATCTCATGCGGTACCAGATTCAGTAGTAAGAGGTTTTGTACCTATGTTGCCGACCTCTGTGGCAGAAGATTTGACATCTTTAATGATAGCTGACCCTGAATTAGTAGGGGCTACTAATAAATTCCATCAAATATTTCAAGAGACACTTACACGCAAGTTAGATGAAATAGGTGGTACTGGTCCTAAGAGACAAAGCACAGGAGTGGTTGCTACTACACAATTATTAAATCCAGCTGTGAGTATAAAAGGCGCTCGTAATAGCGGTATTACTTATATGAAATTAGCTGAACAATGGGCTGATGCAGGGCATTTCCCATTAGTTACAGCTTCTACAGATCCAATGGTTGCTAAAGCTATAGCTGAAAGTGTTGTAGAAACAATCGCAGAAATGAAAGGTGTCCCTGTTGAACAGATAGGACTCCCAAGGATAGGAACGAAAGATCTTCATGGTGATGAGTTCTTTAACCAACCCGGATATTACAGAAGAGAAAGAGAAAGGAATGCTCAAACTCCTGACTGGGATCTTGAACGTGGTGGTTTAACTTCTACAGAAAGTAATGCTTCGTTTGGTGATATAGGCACGATGAACCATGTTTACGGTTTTGCTAGTGATGGGCGTGGTGCTGTTACTTCTGCACAAATGGGAGAAAGCGGGTTAAGAGGGGAAATAGTATTTGGTATAGGCGCACATCGTTTAAGTCCATTTGAGGGTCTTACACCTGTGCCGATGTCAACTAATGGCGAATATCAAGTAAGCAAAAAGATAATAGCTAGACACAAAGACGGATTACGACCTAATGCGATTATAGATCCTGATAATTCAACAGAGCTTGCATGGTATAAACCTGATGAATGGGATCTTGAAGAACAAATATTTAGTGGTCCAACAATTCATAATGCAATTTCGGAAACTGGACAACTTGTTATAGATAACCTTTTACATACTTACACAAACCAAAGTAGAAGGGGAGGCACTACTACTCCACTTAAAACTTTTCATCCGTGGGTTGATGAAGTAATTAATGACGCTCCTGTTGATGCAGGTCGTATGCAAGCGAATGCTGATAGTGACGGATGGTGGAATAGCGCCCCGCAAGAATTAGTAGGTTTCGCTCCTGCTGAAGCAGAAGACCAAAGCGCATTCTATTTGAAACTCTTTAGAGGATTCTTTGATGGGGTAGTCCACCCAATGTTAGGTGCGATGGTCAGGGAACCATTGTTCCATGAGTATCTAACAACAGGCATGAAACAAACAGAAGGTTTCAGGCAAGCATACTTCCATGCTCCTGACAGATTCAAAACGCTTAACACTCGCTTAGGTAAAACATCTAGCGTTAATGATAATAAACAGTTGGTTATTAACGGTTGGGAAGATTTTGTAAAGCAAAACGCTTTAAGCCGAGTACCAGATGCGGACGATCCGGTTACTGGCCTTTTCTACGCTATAGAAAACAGAAACAAAAAAGGTGTCGAAAAGCATTTAGATGTGATATTAAACGGCACAGAAGAAACTGCACCTCTGTCATTATCACCGCAAATAACAGAGTTCTTTGAAGAATTGTATGTGATGGCGAGTTCAAATACTAAAGTCGATGCAAAACTATTAGATGATTTCTTTTCTTACAACACAGGTTTAGAGAAGCAACTCGAACTATGGAGAGATGCTGGTCTTCAAAGAGCTATGACTCTAACAAGTTCATTCATTGATGACCATAGAATCAGATCAAACTTCCAAACAATGGTTAATACAGCTGTACCATTCTGGTTCGCTGAAGACACGTTCCTTAGAAGATTCGCACGAGGGTTAGCACATAACCCATTAATGTTACGAAATCTGAACCTTTTCACAGGAGCGTTACGTGATATGGGTATCGTTCAAAAAGACCAATACGGAAATGACATTCTTGTAATTCCGGGGTCAGGTGCCACAGTAGGTTTCGTAATGGAACTAGCAGACAGAACGCCTATTGTGAACAGGATCTTTGGAGGAAACTTAGGTAGTGTAGCTAAACCAAATCTAGCTTCAAGCCTTCATGTAATTCCGGGTTATGATTTAGACAGAATGGGTCAGATGGGCTTTGGTCCTTTACTTTCAATCCCTATAAATCTAGTCGCTAACATTGATTCGACTATCAGAAAGACTTTTGAGAACAACCTTTCAGGTGGTAGGTTCACCCCTGAGAATCGTGGAGAAGTAGTTTGGAGTGCAGTAGTTCCACAAGTTATTGCACGACCTGTTTCTGCAATAATGGATGGATTTGGTTTTGAATCTAAAGGCAAAATCAAAGCTCAAATGGAAGTCATCAAGTATCTAGGGTTACATGGTCAGCTTCCAACGCCTGAAGAGATAGCGTCTCAACCTAACCCTGAAGTTTTCATGGAAAGATTCATGGCCAAAGTAGCGCAAATGGGTAGACAGTATTCGCTTCTACAAACAATGACATGGTGGGCTGGCCCCGCTACGGCACGGTTACATGATCTTATGAACAATGAATCGTTTGAAAGAAACCAAGATTTATGGGAGCTAGTCGGCAATGGTGTTCCTTGGGAGGAAGCCTACGGAATGTGGATGGAGAAGATCATCGCTGAAGAAGGCGAGTTTGATCCGTTTAAACACACACCATTCATGGTAGGTACACATAAAAAAGGAACGGTAGCTGTTTTGGAAACGACAGAACAAGCTAACGATTGGATCGTTGACAATAATCCGTTTATTAACAACTTCCCTAATACTGCGGCTTTCTTCATGGATCGCGGTTTTGATTCTGACGACGACGATTACGAAGCAGACGCTAAAGCAAGACTGGTAGCGCATGGTCTTTTAGAATTGCAGACACCTGTAGAGTATTTGAATGAGGTGTATTACAAGTCTGCGATGCCTCAATATCAGAAAATGAAAACAGATTATCTTGAAAAGAAGTATGCATTATTAGCTAATAAACAGGACACTTCGGGGCTTGATAGGCAATGGGATGCAGATAATTTACAATTTATGACCAGCAACCCAGTATTTGCTAAAGAATATCAAGGTGGTAGGTCAAGGGATAAACGTGAAGCATCTATGAAAGAGATAGAATTGCTTGTTAATAACCCTGACAAAGTACCTGAAGGGCCATATAAAGCAGATTTGCTTGCAGTTATGGGACTAGCTACTCAAATGGAAAAGGACTTATTTAAGCTAAAAGGGCAAACAACTGGTGAAGCTAGTGAATTAAGGAACAATATTAAAGTAATGGTTTATTTGACCCTCCGTGACTTTGTTCGTGGTAAGCCGTGGCTAAATGAAATATATTATAGTTTAGTGCTTCCATTGTTGGGAGAGAATTTTGTTGCAAAATTTGAGAATGGATTGATAAAAGTATGAACGAGTGGATTGAAGAAGTACAGATGATTCTTCAGGCTATTACCGGCGATGTCATGGATTTCTCTGATATGTCTGAAGAAGAGACTCTTGAATATATAGAGAATCTCGATCCTGCTTTACTTGAAGCAGTACACAATCAGCTGGGTGATCCTGAGATAGATGAAATGTCAGATGCTCGCCTTATGGCTGAGATGGCTTTTATGTTCGCACCAATAGGTAAAGCAAAGTGGTTATTTAAAGGGGCGAAAGGGCTTATTGGTAAACTCGCTCCTAAAGTAGCTAAAGGTGACAAAATTTTACCAAGAAAGGTTTTATATAACACTTCAATGGGTGGGTTAAAATCTAGCGACCCAAAGAATGTTTCACATTTAACAGGTCATATACCACGAGGTCGAACTACTGCCGGTGCTGGACGAACAGCAAGTCTTCCACAGCAAACAGGAGGGCTTAGACCGACAGGTCCAGTAAATGCAGTTCCGAAATGGAATGCTGGTACTGGTATGAGGGACAGTTACATGTCTAAATACGGTGCGCCTTTAGGTGCAAAGATGGAAGCGTTTAACACCACTTCTGGTAAGTACGTCAAGCAACTTATGGCTGGAACTGGAATGGGTGGCGCTGGTTATTTAGAGTACATGAACAGACGAACTCCCGGATTACCCGGAAGTGATGTGATGAGAGATGACGATGAATCTGGTGGCTCTGATTCACCTACTTATGAAATGGGAGACGGTTTAGGGGGTTTTGGTCCTACTCCTGAAAGCCAAGAGATTGTTAAAAAACTAGCTTGGGAAGGTCACACTGTAAATTCTGCTAACGACAAGTTTATGCGTGTGGTATTAGAACAGCCTCATGTAATGGGTGCAACGCCACAAGATTTCAACACGTTGGAACAGTATCTAGCTAACGATCAGGACACTTTGAATGTTATAAACGTGACGGCTGGTGAGGGTCGGACTAGATTAGGTGATTATATGCGAGAGGAGTGGCATAACATTCCCGGATTGCATGAACAGTTACTTGATGAAGCACACCGAAGGTTTGACGATTTTATCAATAGTTCAGATATGGATATAGAGGTTTTAGCTGACATACCAATGTTGGGTAATAATGAAGAAGCAATGTGGGACGATATTTTAAGTGGTTACCCAGTACAATCTATGGATTATTTGGGTATGGAACCAGCAGGTCCACATTCTCAAACCCAATCACAAAACATTATTGGGTACATGGAGAAAGAATTCGGCAAGGAGATAACAAACAAGGTTCTTTCAGGTGCTAGAGATCAAGTGATTGAAAGATATATTACGGAACACACAAGAGCGAACCCCTATATGATTACGAATAATGAAGGCGGTATGATTACTGGCTTTGATGAAGCGTATGACACTTCCAGTTTTGGGCAAGTAACCTCGCTTGAGGATCTTTTCTCAGGGGAGTATGGAGTTAAAGTCGGACCAGTACACGCGGCTTCTTATCTTAAAGATTTGTTCCATCGGACTAACGAGGGTTCAGGTGGTTCTTCTGTAATAGCGTCATTCCAGCAAACGATGTATGCGATGGGTTACATGGATGACTCTATAGGTCAGTTACCTGCTCCTGATAGATGGGGTCATGTTGACGATCAGACAATAGAAGCATTCAAAGCAGTGCAATGGGATATTGTTCAAAATGTTGATGAAGCCCGACGCTTGGGTATAGAACCTGATGTTAAAAACCTTTGGAAAGAGATGCAGAACGAAGGGGTTATCCAAAGGATGGCTACATCTGACATGGATCCTGAAGGACAGTTCAGAGTAGATGCGTCTAACAGGTTCGCTAATCATGCTAAAGCAAAATTTTCTAAGAGACTCGTTCCTATGATGAACATGCCTGAAGAAGAAATAAACAAGAATATAGATCAAGTGTTGAGTGATATGACCGCTGAGGAAAGAAACATGGCTTGGGGTATGGGCGGTAATCCTGATGAGGTTGCGATGGCTGGAGAGATTCTAAAATCTTTTTATAACGATGATTCTGATTGGGGTAGTAATATACGGTTCGGGCATAACAATTCAGATTTTATGAACTATGCCAATAAGGTCGGTGCTTTAACAGATAAAGAAAGACAGCAACACGCGGCTGACCTTATGGAAGGTCGTTCTGGTTCAATCGGGAAAGATGTGGCTATATCAAATTTCTTAATGATGCTTGATGGCGATATTACAAACTCTACAAGGGATGAGATTCGATCAGGGTTGGCTAGATACGCAAACACTATAGGTTTTGAACACTCAAGAAATAATGGGTTCACCGCTGATGACATTTTCCAGAGAGCAGATACAGGCTTGTCAGCGGCACGTTCAGCTGGCACAGAGGATTATGACGAATTGATGACGACCTTAGAAGGTAGATTGGATCTTCTGCAAGATTACAGCTCTCGCGGTATCAGTTCAGCTAACGCAGTTCTTTGGGGTACTACGATGCCTAGAGTTAATATGCCTGTGCGTGATAAGGGTGGCAAAGCATTATGAGCTACACACCAGAAGAAGGCAACCTCCATTCTGACGAAATTTTACAGCTTGCTATGGATGCAGGATTTTCTTTTGAAGAAGCTCAGACTGCTACTGGTATTGCTTTAGCTGAATCAAACGGTGAGCCTACTAAGTGGACTAAGAATGATAGTGGTGGGGCATATGGTTTATGGCAGATTTCAGGAGTTAATAAGCAATGGGCAATAGACAATATTCCCGGAATTAATTCTGTAGAAGATTTGTATGATCCAGTTCTTAATTCTAAAGCGGCATTCGCTGTAGCTATGCACCATTCTTATAATAAACCTAGAACAACTCCTAATTGGGAGCATTTCGACGGTTATAAAACAATGGATACATTTAATATGTATGCAGTAGGTAACTGGCGGACAGAAGAGGAACTTCCATCCGCCAGTCAAGAAGGTAAAAATGCTGGTATGCGTTATTCGGAGATGCTTAGAGAGAAACATGGGCTTTCGGGTGATGAAGGGCGTTTGCATCCTGAGACTGTTGATTTAGATAATGTTTTGGATCCGTCTAATGTGGGTGATATGACTGTAGAGGAAATTAAAGATAAATATAATTTAGGTTTACATGCTCGTATTGGTAGGAGTGCTGAGGCTTTTATAGATAGTAGTAAGGGTCATGTGCGTCCTGTTGTGGGGAGGGTAGAACCTCAATTTGCTGAAGAATGGATAAGGAATCTTGAAGGTAAGGGAGAAACTAAGCTGGCTAATACTTTACGTCGCGCTAATTTGTCTGATGGTAATTCTATTATGTTTGATTATCCGTACGGACCAGAGTGGGCTGAAAAACATGCTCATAGGTTTGGTATAAAATTATGGGATGGTGTTAAAGAAATCGGCAGTATGTTAAGTGATGGTCTTGAATATGATATGAAGTTGCTTAAGTCTGATCCTGTTGGTTTAAGAAAATTGATAGGTAGTTGGCTTATGGAAGATAGTGTATCAGAAAGACTGAAAGAAATGACACCTGAATCACTACCTGAAAGGGCTGGTCCTTCTAGAAGAGGTGGTGTTGTCGATGAGTGACGAAGTGGTATTACCTGCCAATTTAGATGCTTGGATGGAGCATCATTGGGCTTATCAGATCCCTGAACTTAAATCTTATGTAGATTCGTTTGTTCAAAAAATAGAAGATGAGACATATGCGATCGCGGATATGTCGATTCTTAAAGAAATCTTTCTAGCTGGTATTCGTGATTCAGCTTGGTGGACTGGTGAAGGGCAACACGAACCGAACCGCAACATGGATATGTTGCAACACACCGATCCTCAAAGTTACAACGCTCTTATTAAAGAAGAAGCTGAAAGATTAAAGGGGATACTTGAAGGCGCTGGGTACCGTAACGTTTCTAGGGACACTCTCGAACTTCTTGGAGAAGCTAGTTTAAGGTCAGCTGTAGACGGTTGGGGTGACGCTGAGGTCAAGCACAACTTCACTTATGGTTGGATACCTGAAGATCAAAAAGAATTAGGTACAGGAAGTATCACAGAGCAAGCGGATGATTTAGTTCAACTAGCGTTAGGTAATGGTATAACTTTGTCTGCTACTGATGCTGAAAGATTAGCGGCAGATTTATGGTCGGGGACTAAAGACGCAACTCAAGCAAGAGCAGGAATTTATGCTGATGCTCGTGTGGCTAACCCTTGGCTATCTGAGGATGAATGGGATCGTATAGAATCAAGCGGTTCCACATTAGATGCAAGATTTTTGAACACTAGAACTGCTGTTGCTGATGCTTGGGGGCTACCTAATGCTGACAATTTGCACATTAGCGACCCTTGGTTCCAGTCCAACATGACTTATCAAGCTGAAGATGGAACAACAAAAATGTTGGATCCAATAGCGGCAGGCAGGCTTGCTCGTTCAGCTGATGGTAAAACGCCTACTCCTCAATATGCGAGAACAGCAGAGTATAAGAGGAAGCAGGGGCAATCTGATCGAACTATTTTAGAGCTATTAGGGGCGGTTAGTTTATGAGCGATTTATTATATGATTCACAACAAGATCACCCGGATTGGGGTTGGAGACAGGACGCTAACGTAGCGGCAGGGCGAAGCCCTTGGTATAACAGCATTGCGGTTGAAGCAGGCATGATGACCGAGGAACAAGCTCAAGCTGTAGGGGAACAAAGAGAAGGTCAAATAAGTCGTATGTCTGACGCGAATGTTTACGGCGTTGATCTTTCAAATGAGTATGAAATGCAAGGTGGCGATAGTCGGCGACATTCTCCTACAGGTATGGGGTTCAAAGATTGGATGGAATCACAAGGTTTATGGGAAGCTCATCTTCGTGGTGAAGAAAGCATGGCTTGGGATAGTTATATGCTTGGTAGCGGTGGCAACATGTATCAGCAAACAGGTACTGGTGGTGCAGGCGCTGGTCTTACTCCTGCTGGCAGAGTTGGTTCTGAAGGTTTTGGCGGTGCAGGCACAGGAACAAGTAAAGGAGATTTCACTACAGCTTTAAGCGCTATAGGCATACCTTTAGAGATGGCAGATGAACTATGGGGTTGGGCGCAGGAAAAAGTTTTAGATCCCACATATGATTTAGCTAATATTACGTTAGACGTACAGCAGACTGATGCATTTAAACAGAGGTTCCCGGCTATTGATGCGATGCGGAGTGCTGAAGTTACTCCTGTGTCTCCGTCAGATTATATAAATTTTGAAACGAATGTTAAGAAACTTTTAACTAAATATAATATTGAAGGTCAATCTCTTAATTTTGATGGGCTAATCACAAGTTTGCTTGTTAATACAGTTGGAGAAGTTGAAGTAGAGAACCGTTTAAATAGTGCTATGAGGGTTCTTGGCAACGTTCCAACTGAAGTAACTGATATGTATTACGAATGGTTCGGTGAAGATGCTGGCATGTCAAACCTAATGAAAACTTTCCTTGACCCTAATGATGAATGGGGTGGAAGCTGGCAAGAGATACAAGACGAAGTAGCTACAGCTGAAGTAGGTGGCTGGGCTAGGATGCGTTTAAATCTAGACACTTCTATGGATATGAGAGAAGAATCAGCTAGAGCAATAGCCGATCAAGGTTTAACTCAAAGAGAAATATGGGCGAAGTTAGATAATCTTCAAACTAAGTCAGCTCTTTTCGCTGAAAAAATAGGTGAAGAGGATCTTAGTATTGAACAAGAAGGTATCGAACAGGTATTCGGATTGGATGATAGTGAATCAGTTCAACGAAGGGAAGAGGAAAGGCGAGCAGAATTCGCTGGTGGAGGTGGTGCTATGGTGAGTGGCACAGTAACAGGATTTGGGAGCGCTAATGCCTAAATATCAAACAAGCTCTTCCAAAGGGAAAGCTAAGAAAGTACCATATAAAAAGGTAAAGAAAGGTAAACGTAAATAATGTTTAACAGAGACGTACTAGAGAGAGTGATTGCCACATTCGCGCAGTCATTCCTTGCTGTGTTCACCATTGGTGACATGGGAAGCATGAAAGCGGCTGGACTTGCAGGAGCTACTGCTGTTCTCAGCCTTGTTAAGAGCGTTGTTGCCAAGCAGTTTGGTGATGGATCGGCTTCAGCCGCCAGCTAATGACTGACGTTACCGACCTTAAACAAGTCAAAGTATCTAGGATAACCCTCGGACTTATCATGTCCGTGGCTATCACCAGTGGAGTCGTCGTATGGAATGCGGCTAGTATTGCTGGCAGGATAGATGATTTGGAAAAACAGGTGCAGGTAATTGAAGGAAACACTGGGACAGACAGTACAGTTCTGGCAAAACTTGATGAAATATCTCAAGGGGTCATGGAAAATGCTGACGGTCTTGATGATCTGCGGAGCGCTAGGGTCGATGACCTTAGCCGTTTTACTCCTGCTCACATTACAAGCGCTATGGCGGCTGATGTAGAAATAATCAGAGATGATGTCGATGAAATGAAAGAGATCATTGCTTCTATGGCTTGGGTTCCTTCAGAATTTAGTACGATCTGGGATCGTATATATCTAGCTGAAGAAGCTATCCAAAGTAAGAACTGGGGTAGAGACTTCTACGAAGAAAATGAATAAGACTGTTAAGCTCATTACTGCGATAACAGCCTTATTGGTTGCTATAGGTACTTTAATCGGAACGATCACTGTTACTTTAGGTAAGGGTGATGATGGCTCTAAGTATTCTTACACCACAATAGTTCTAGATAGTGAGGAAGCATATGAAGCATTCCTTTCTAGTCATCCCGGCTGATGCCAAAAGTTTGGATCGACCAAGACTTATGTACAGGTGATGGGTTATGCGAAGAGATAGCACCCGATGTATTCTTTGGGCATGATGACGGCTTATTTTATGTAAGAGAAGTAGGCACTCCTGTACCTAAAGAACCCACTCACCGTATGGGAGAGTCAGTTAAAGTACCTGACCACCTGTTAGAAGTGGTTATTGAAGCGGCAGAAGAATGTCCCGGAGAGTGCATATTCCTTGATGTGGACTGATATTCCGCTATAATAATCTTATTGGCCGTTGGCGAGCCGTTAGGTCGGCCCAGCGTGTGCCACAACCATTAGGATCACCCACGCCCTTAATGAGTATGTAGTGGAGGTTGAACCAGATAGTGACGACTGGGGATACGAGTTAGTCACACCCCGCATAGTTCCTCCGACTATGTGCGACAGTAAAGGAGTGATAGATATGGCAGATGAAACCAGTGGTATCAAGGAATTACGAGATGCCGCAGAACGTGGTCGTCAAGCTTCTCAAGAACTTGAGGAGATGAAACGAGAAATGGCGTTTATGAAAGCTGGTGTTGATACTGACACAAAAGCTGGTCAGTTATTGTTTAAGGCTTATGATGGAGAACTGGATACAGAATCCATACAAGCTGAATGGCAAGAATTGAACCCCAATCCAGTAGTGGAGACACAACCGGAAACGGAACCTGTAACTACAGATGCTACTGATACACAAGTAGCAGAAGAACGACAGGCACTAGCAGATAGTAGTGTTTCAGTAGAGTCAAATACACAGAGTCCTTATGACCAAGGCTTTGAGAAGTTTCAGGAAGCGTACAATGCAGGTCGTCCGAAAGATGAATCGGCGGCGGCTTTTGTACACACTGTTCTTGAAGCGGCAGGTCAAGGTGATGAACGAGTACTTGGCTGACGTTAAATGCCTACTTATGTTTATGAATGCAAGGTGTGTACTCCTCCGGTACTTTGGGAGTTAGTACAAAGCATGAAGGACGAACCTGTAAAGGTTTGCCCACATTGTGGCAAGGATTCCGCGAAGCGGATTCTTCAGTCACCAGCTTTAACAGCTGATGCTACTCCGAACAGAACTGGTAATAAGATTCCTCCGAGAAAGGCACAGCCTAATTGGGAGAAAGGAAGAGCCGGTGAGCATAGGGCAGATGGGTCTTTTGTCCCATACCGCAAGGCTGACGGTTCGACCATACCTATTAAAGAATTTACTGATAATCGCTCCAAGTATGAGGGGATGTTGCGGGATAAAGAAAAACGTAAATCCACTATTAAATAAAGGAGTGTGAATCAACATGGCTATAGTTGGCTATGGAGGTAAAGTAACCTCATATGATCTTGCCGTTGGCGTTAAGATCAACATGGATGAACTCATTTACATGATTTCACCAACAGACTCTCCGTTTATCAACGGTATTGGAACTGATGGAAGGCAACTTCTTTCAAGCTCCAGCGTTGACCAACAAGAGTTCAAATGGATGGACGAAGAGCTATTGCTCCCTCGTTCAACCGTATCGGTACTTAACAGTACCTCTGGTGCAACACCTGTTAGCATCACCGTGGGTGCCACAGAATCTTACAAATTCCAAGTAGATGACCTCATCGTCTTGGGACAGGAAGCATCTGGTGGCGCTAATGAAAAGGCTGTAATGAGAATTACAGACCCAGATCATGGCACTGGTGTTATGCTAATTTCCGAATGGGAAAATGGATCAGATTGGCCTGCCACCGCTGTTGGTGACATGGTTATCTGTGTAGGAACCGCTCTCGTAGAAGGTTCCGATCCGGGTGTAGCAAGGTCAGCAGACCGCACCATCCGTTCAAATGTGACACAAATATTCGGACCTACTCCGATTCATATGTCACGTACAGAACAGCAAGTATCACGCTACGGTGTGTCTGATGAATTCGCCAAGCAGGTTTATGGCCGCTCGGTTGAAAATGTCATCACTCGTGAGCAAGCATACTTGTATGGCATTAAAAAGAATGACACTACTAACAAGCGTCGTTCAACAGGTGGCTTGAATTACTTCATCACTTCAAATGATGATACAAGTTCTCAGGAACTTACTCTTGCCGCACTACAGGCTCAGATGCAGGCTTGCTACAATGCTGGTGGCGTACCTGATCTTCTGATCTGCAACCCAATTACTTTGGGTACCACTAATGGATTGAATCAAATCTCTGATTCAAACCGTGTCCGCACGATTGTTGACGATCCTCGTCGTGGTCGTGTACCAGTTAGCTCTGTGTTCCATGAGTTTGGTGAAACACAAATAGTTAGAAACCGCTGGTGTCGTGGCGAAACAGCATTCGCCGTATCTAAAGAGAATATCTCTCGTAGAGTGATACAGCCTCTAGTAGTCGAAGCTCTTGCTAAGACTGGTGATAGCGACAAGGTACAAATAGTCTGCGAAGAGGGTCTACAGGTTAAAGGCGAACAGCACATGTGCAAATGGTCTGCCTTAGATACCGCTGACGAAGACTAATTGCAAGCAATTTAATTGCTAGTTGTTGGGGGTGGGCATAGCCTCACCCCCTTCAACGCACTATGATTTAAATTATGTCAACGATTGCTGATTGCATAACACGCACGAAAAGGCTCATAAAGAGTAATACTCGTACCGAATTAGATGCTCTTAATGCAGATATTACAGCTGATGCTACGCAAATAAACCTTAAATATCAGACTGATGGTATACGTGCAGGTTCTTATATCTCTTTAGAAGATGGAACCAACCCTCCTGAAACTATGTATGTTCATTCACGTAACGGAGCATATGCAACTGTTCAACGTGGTGTTGATGGTAGTTCAGGATATGCGTGGACTGCTGATACACCTATAGAAGTAGAGCCTAGGTTCACAGGGTTTCAAATATTAGAAGCTGTACGAGATGCAATAAGACATATGCCCAACAATTTATATGGTGTGAGTACGGCAACCATTGATTTTTCTACAACAACCCAATCTGTAGCAGTTTCTTCTATGACTTCTACAGGCTTTTTCCATGTGTTATCAGCCACGCGGACTGCACGAAGTTCAGAAGATCGCTTACTTAATTTTAATATAAGTGTACAAAGACAATCAGATAATAGTTTTAAAGTAACAAGGCAAGAAGGGTTAGAAAAATCTGTTACTTGCAACCTTGTTTATGCCCATCCTTTTGATATTAGTACATTAAATCTGGATACTCTTCTCGTAGATACTGTCGGAATGCAGGCTTCAATGATAGATATTCCAGCATTAGGAGCAGGATCATCTCTGATTCTAGGTGAAGAAAGTCTCCGATTGGATCTTCATAGTCAAGGGGATAGTCGTACGGATGCGGCGATTGGTGCAGGTGATCGAACGCGGTATTCACTGATATTACAGGCGCAATATGATCGTCGGGTAGGGGAGGAAGCTCGTCGTCTGATGTCTCTTTATGGAGTGAGGACTGGAGCATCTGCTTCCTCCGTGTTTCCAACGACACTACGTTAGACGATGGTAAATCTTCACGGCTCAATTCGGGACTCGCTTCCAGTTCGCTTAGGTAATCGTAAGTATAATATTGATGTTGCACGTTTAGCGAGAGCTACTGTAGATCCGATACGTGAAGGCTTTGACACTCAAGGAAATCCGGGTGAACAATCTTTAAATCAAGCTGGGGTTTGGAAAAGAAGCAGGAACGATTGGGAATTGGGTGCAGGTCAGCGTGAAGCGGACACTATGGAATCAGGTAATCGTGAGTTCTTTGAAAGTTTTGGTGTGAATCCGTGGATTAAGAATGAGATCACTCTGTTAAAAGATGTTGGTCTTGCTTCTATTGGTGGTGTAAATACAAATCTACATTTAACTGCATTAGGTGACTATCTTTACATGACTGTCGGTACCAGAGTAGATCGTTGGAAATCAGGTTCTGGTTGGGAAACTATTCAGGATGACACTGGTTCTGCTGACTTAACTCTCACAGCGGAAACCAATAATGATATAGCTACTGACGGAACAAACATATATGTTGCTGATGGTGGAACAAACATCTACAGGATACAAGGATCGCAGGTTACAGGCACAGGTGACGGTAATGTGTGGACTAACACAGGCACTTGGGACGGTGTGTATGTTGCACACGGTTATGCACTAGGCACATGCGGACCGCAAATAAACTGGCTTACTACTACTGCTTATTCAACAGGCAATAATGTTACGAACGCATCTTTTGATAAGGTAGACGCTTGGACTTCTATATGCTCATTTTCTGGAGGGATATACTCCGCAGGGAACAAGGGCGATCAAGGCCGTATTTTTTTCCACACTCTAAACGATTCAACACAAAAGATAAGCTCACCAGTACCCGCGGCTGAACTCCCAGTAGGTGAAAAAGTAAGAGAGCTATGTGCTTATGCTGGGCTTATTCTTATAGGCACAAACAAAGGTATACGTTTAGCACAAACACAAGGACAAGGCTACTTACAATATGGTCCTCTTATCACAACAAGTTCAACTGGTGTCAACCATTTCGATCCGCAAGGTGAGTTTGTTTATTTCGACTGGACTAACTATGACGGTTCTTACACAGGTTTAGGGCGACTCAGCTTAGAAGAATTAACAGGACCATTAACTCCAGCCTATGCAACAGACATTATGTACGCAGGGCAAGGAGAAGTACAAGGTGTCATAACAGTCAATGGTTATCAATACTTCACAGTGTCAGGCGCAGGTATTTGTTACACAACTAACGATTATGTAGCAAGCGGAACAGTAAATGAGGGCAGGTTTCGGTGGGGTATAACAGAACTTAAAGCTCCTGTTTCAACAGAGGTGAGGCACAGTGCTTTACTTGCTGGTGAATCAATAGCTTTAGCATTAACGAGTGACGATGGCACAACTGTAACTAATACTTCTGATACAGAAACAAGTGTAACTTCAGGGATACAAGCCGTATCTGGTTTATCTGGCGAGTACATCAACCCTGTAGTCACCATCACAAGAGGAACAGACGCTACGAAAACACCCACTCTTTACCGTTGGACTTCACGAGCTATACCCATGCCCTTTGTAGCTGAAGTAATACAGTTACCTGTCATACTTTCAACGCAAGTCTTATATGAAAATAATAATATATACCACGACACATGGGATGATTACACATACATCCGTTCACTTTTAGAAAACCGATCACTTGTGACTTTCACCATGGGTGACGAATCTAAAACAGTTTATGTCGCAGGTGTTTCTTATGAACGAGGTGACATTAATACGTGGACAGATGATGACGGATGGTTTGAAGGGGTGCTTACTGTTTCTGTTGTTACGGTGCAAGGGTCGTGAAACCACGCTACTTCCCTCCATATAGTACGATTGAACTGCCTGCAAGAGAGCGAGCAGACTTCGGTCCTAAAGGCGACCACACTTGGCAATCATATGGTCCCGGTGGTGGCGGTGGTGTAAGAGTAGGAGTTACCGAACAACAAATTAACAGCGGTGGGACTTTCATCCCAGCGTATGGGTCTGTCCAATTCAGCACTGGATATAACAATCAAAAATATCTTGGTTATGTATATGCTTCTGCTAATTACAACGCCACAGATTCAACTTACTATGGCGCTATTGGTATAGCCCCACCAGTTATGAACAATACTGCGGAAAGCTATTGGAAAGTAAGACCCTATATCTTTCAGGGTACATATGATAATAATAGTCCGGGTCAGATATATTCCGCATTTTATATAGCTGATAATGATACAACTAGAACTGATAGCACCAATTCAGTTAGAGTGGGACAATATTTAAATAGGGCTAATGATGCTGGCAATAATGACGAGTGGGTTACTTGTTATGGTGATGCTTGGCATTGGTACGGTGTAACTGGAGCTTCGTGGCCTAACGATTCAAACCCACACACCTCAACATCTAGAGTTGCTGTTGCTTCTATTTGGTCTAATGGCAACATGTCTATCACTGGGAATATGAGTAAGGGATCAGGCTCATTTGATATAGAACACCCAGTATTAGAAGACAAAAGGTTACGTCACTCATTCATAGAGGGACCGTATGCTGATCTAATATACCGAGGCACTGTGACATTAGGAGCAGAACCAGTAACTATTTGCATGGATGAACAGTTTGGTATGGCTGAAGGCACATGGAAAGCATTGAACACTAATCCTTGGTCTATGGTTTCAGCATCAGGGAAGCTGGTTGAATGGTCATTGAATGAGTGTGAGTTGACTATTACTGGGGATGAAGGAACGGTTTGTCAGTGGATGGTGATAGGTGAACGCAAAGATCAGCATATGATTGACACAAATACTACTGACAATGATGGTAGAATGGTATTAGAATATACTCCGACGGCCACTCCAGAGGATATAAATGAGCAACCCATTGTTACCCAAGACTTCGAGTTCGATTGATCTAAGCATACTGCATCCTAGATTCATAGACCGATTAGAGGATTTCTTCTCTGACGGACGCATAGGCAACAAGGTGGCGATTTGCTCAGGTGCTAGGTCATACGCCGCTCAGAAGGCCCTCTACGACCGTTACAAGCGAGGTAAAGGCAACCTAGCGGCGAACCCTGATTGGCTTAGACCGGATGGTTTCTTTCGTGGGTCATTTCATCAAGAACAACCGGATGGATTTTCTTATGCAGTTGATTTTCGTATAGTTAAACGAGGGATAACTACCGATGAGGTCACACACATAGCTGACAGATACGGTATAAGGCCAACTGTTAAGGGTGAATGGTGGCACTTTCAACCACGTAATGCTTACAGCTGGTTCCCTGAAAAGAGTTCTACTTCAGCGTTTAAAACTAAACTAGAAGAACTAAGTGAGAAACCACCAGAACCAGAGGTCAACTGGGCTGGCATCCAAGCAATCATAGACGACATGGGCAGACAGATAGCTGTGTCACCTATCAGGCGTGGATCTAAAGGAGACATCGTTAAGGTTGCACAATCAAAACTCAACTCGTTAGACTTTAATTGCGGAATAGCAGACGGAGTATACGGACGTAAGACTCTAAGAGCAGTCTTAATGTTACAACGATCGCTACTATTAAAAGAGAGTGGGGCTATGGATTACAAAACATGGACAGCGATGTGGAAACCGGAGATACCTATTGGCCTCTGAACAATCACTAGAAGAATTCGCTTCTTCGCGTGAGGCTAAAGTAGGGGCATGGGTTGACATCCTCCCCGACGACGTATTTAACCAAGCGTGGGATGCTCTGTCTAAAGCAGGTGGCATCGGCAAGGTAACTATAACTCATTGGCTACACTCAATAGGATACACTGATGCTACTCAAGGCAAAGTCGGTGCGATATTAACTCGTGAGCGACGATAAATCTTTAGAAGATTACGCCTTAGCAGGCGCAGATATTCAACAGATAACGCAACTATCTAGACAGATAAGTAAAGTTAAAACTGAGCGGGATATATTCAAAGGTCAAGTTAAAGAGCTTGAAGAAGCATTAGATGAATCAGAATTACGAAGTCATGTACTCACTCATTTATCTGAAGCTGATTACAAACCACCAACATGGTTGACAAAGAAAAGAAAGAAGTCAACAGGTGTAGTATGCACGATACTTTCAGACACACATTTTGATGAAGTAGTTAAACCTGAAGAGATACAGTTTCGTAATGAATACAACAGAGAGATAGCAGTTAAAAGACTTGAAGCTTATTTCCAAAAAATAATATTACTTACTAACGAATACATAACTGGTATTGATTACGAAGGAATAGTTTTATTTTTAGGAGGTGACATTTTTTCAGGTGATATACATGAAGAACTATCTGAAACTAATGAAGACACAATGCTCGCATCTATTATCTTTTGGACTGAGCAATTATCAGCGGGTATTAATTTATTGTCTGAGCATTTTAATCATGTACATATACCTTGTGTTGTAGGTAATCATGGTAGGCGCAGTCGTAAACCTAGACATAAGCTGAGAGTTAAGGACAACTTCGATTGGTTTTTATCTAAAACTTTAGAGCAACGGTTTGCTGAGAATACTAAAGTAACATTTGATGTAGCGACTGGTGCTGATTTAATAGTTGATGTTCAAGATACAAAATATTTATTAACTCATGGAGATCAAGCTAAAGGTGGCGGTGGTATCGGTGGCATTTGGCCTCCACTTATGAGGATGGTGGCACGGAAACGACAGAATACAGACTTTGATTACATGGTATTAGGTCACTTCCATCAGCTGATTATGGCACCGTCATCAGGATTCTTATTGAATGGTAGCCTTAAGGGTTACGATGAGTATGCTTCGATAGGCAACTTTGCTTTCGAGGCACCACAACAAGCACTATGGATTAATGTCCCCGACAAGGGCGTGTTATGGCAAACAGCTTTACTCGTCGATGACTAATGGACTAGCGAAACATAAAGGGCATTCGTTTTCAAAATCATCTCTTTTAGTAATGTTCTTACCAACGTACCCATCACAGTTCCAACACTTTGTATAATCTTTAGCTCTGCCAGTTTGATGTTCCTGCGTCATAATTCCTGTCGTCTATTTCTCCGAGATCGTACTTAACTAATCTATCGAACTTCGCTTCTTCCCATAATTTTTGTACGATACCAGTATCACTAGCATCTAGTAAAAAGAATAATAGTGTTGACGCTGAACCAGTGGCCATGATACGCCACATTCTATTTTCAGGATCCATTTCCAACTGTATTTCAAACGGAGGTGCATCTGTGTCTTCTTCTTCTTCAAACAAGACCCATCTCCTTTGCTATGTCTTTCAATCGTTTAGCCTCTTCTTCCCAATCCATCTTATCTGTACACTCTCTTTTACGATAGAGCGCATAGTAGTTCTCTTCTCCTATTTGGTCTATTGTGAACTGTCCAAACTCAACTGGATTGTCAGTAAAGTACATGTGACATGATGCACATAAACAAAAAGCATTATTTAAATCTGTTCTAGTTTGTGAGTATTTGCGTGAGATTATGTGAGCGCATTGTAAGGCATGTGTGCTATTGCATTTCATACATTTTCCGAAGTCTCTTGTGATTAGTGCGTGTAATCGTGTAGCTCTACCCTTCGCACCTTTACCGTATATGTCAGCCATCAGCAGGCACATACTTAGGTGGAGGATTAGGATTTCTTTTAACAGCTACACCTGCTGGTGGGGTATCCCATCCCTCTTCAACAACTTCAGCATCCACTACAGAATCAGGTTCAGTTAATTCAAGCACCGGCGCTGGAGGTGAGGGGTCTTCCAACGCCGATGCCATTCCCTGACCTTCTAAAATCTTATCAGCTGAACTATTCATAGATAATCTAGGAACAACAAAATGCCTAGTCTGACCTGCACTTACCTTGCTTCTCTTCTCTAAACTAAGAGTACATTCAGCCAACCCTATAGCCTGTAATTCACCTAACATTCCAGCCATTCCCGGTATTTCATTTGCCGCGTTCCATCCATTAGATTCTAGTCTCCATACACCACCAAATTTAATTTCGGGTAAGACAACTCGAAGCCGAGTAACAGGAGAACACAACATTGAATCTTCATTTGAACACAAACAAGGAACAGAATCTAGATCCATTCCATCAGGAGTTACCATCGGGATTTCAACATTCTCCCCATCACATCTACGTTGACAACCACCCGCTGACCATGCCTCATACCAGACATCAATGCTGTGAGGAGGCAAGAATACCCTTATCTCAGATGCTTGTGTGATTACTTCCCATTGATCTTGTTTACTTTTAGGTGGCTTCCAACTGTTTACCGAACCTCCGTATATCTCAGCAATTTCTTCGATAGCTTTCTTATCAGGAGAAGTAAACCGAAATGTTTCTAGTGATTTAGGAAATCCTTTTCCCTTGTCTTTAACACCCAACCGAATACGCCCCTGCTCAGGGGTTCTTCCTAATTGAGTTAATGGTTTAATCTCTTTCATCTTCTTCCTCTTCTATTTCTTCTATAACAATATCTTCTGCTTGTATTGTGTAACGCCCATCAGGAATAACGATCGTTATTTTAGTAGCCATTAAACTGCTTTTTCTTTAGCATGATCTTCGACACAACGATTTTGGAAATCACAATAGTTACATTGCCAAACCTTTCCAAACTCTGTGCCATCTCTCCAAGTACCGTTACTCGGTGCAGTAATCTCAGCTGGGAAAGGAATATCAGGATCAAAGTGAGAGAACCTTCTTGGTATATCTAAAGGAGTAAGCCCTTCATCATATATAGCAGAGGTAATACCTTCTAATCTTTCTATCTCAGCTTCAGCAATAGGAGTAAACTCTTCTTTGGTGTAATGCCATTCACTAGCAAACGTACCGATGTCATCAATACCAAACTTTGAAGCACGACCAGCTGAAATGTTTTCTAAAGAAAGATAACCAAGTACCAACAAGTCAGCGTCAATAGCATGAGCATACATAGAACCCTGCACTAACGCATTGTGTCTCGGTCCTTGCCCTTGCTCAATAGCCATCTTGTATCCGAACCCATTAATAGTTTTAAGTTCTAATACTATTTTCTTTCCATCATCTGTTTCTAATACAAGGTCAATATGACCATGCCCATATTTACCTAACTCAACTGTCATCTCTTCTTGTATCTGCACACTGTCATCATTCTTTAACCATGCTTGAACAGCAGGCTCTAACAATTCATGCACAACAGAACCCAACCCCATTCTCCATATAGCAGAGACAGTAGGTGGGTTGCTTGGTTCCTCATCTGCACAGTTATAAGCAACCCAACGAGCGCATCTTGCCGCCCAAGACCCACGCCAACGTGTACCTTCAGGTTGCGATGGTGCTTCATTAGATTCTGCCCAGTGTTCAGCTATTCTATGAACGAATAGTCTTGTATCAGGATTTGCTAACATTAATTATTCCCCTCTTAAATGTTCTTGAAGATAATCTTCATATTTTAATCTTCTAATAAGAAAACCATCTGGTAGTTCTACGGTATCTATCTTACCAAATTCATCTTGCTTCCGATAAACCATATTTCTAAATGACTTCTTTTTAATAATAAAATCAATGTCCTCTTGGACATGCCACCAATTTCCATCCAACCATTTATCCCATGGGTATTTTCTTTGAACAGAATTAGACAGCATTATTTCATATGCTTCTTCATTAGTTAATTGTTTAGCCATCATTATCCTTTACTTAAAATAGCCAATGCTTTACCAGCAAGAGGAGTCTTACCTTCAACAGCTTTAGTCAAAGCCTTATGTTGATTCTTAATTCTTCTAGGCTTATAACCTGCATTTATATAATGTTGTTCAGCACCCTGCACAGCATTGTAAGCAAGCCATTTATTCCCACGCTTTATTGTTACTGGCCAACGATGAGTACCATTATCATCTTCTTGTTCAAAAGTATGGTCATGTCCCCATGCTTCTTTCTCTTTACCCCAAGCAGTTAACATCGCCAATGATCTTTCTTCATGATGCCTCTGAGCCTGATGATGAGGAGGAACTATCTTATGTATACCAGTTGTTTGATCCTCAACAGTTATACTTTCAGGTTCAGGTATAATCTGATCCATCAACCCATAGAATTGACTATCAGTATACTCTTGATCTTTTAATACACGAGCCATAGCAGTTAGCTTCTCGAATCTTTCCATTGTTGCTTTAACAATCTCACATCGCTCTTCCAACATGGATGTATGATTCAATGTTCGTCTTACTTTAAATAAAGCTTTACCCATGTTCAACATATTGGAACAGAACACACGACTTGAAAAATCAAACACACCTGTAGACCAAGTGCCATTAAAAGATGCAGTCCACGCTATGTTAGGGCGAATTATATCTCCGCCACCTAAATCAACAGGATCACCTATCTCTTGAACAATCATGCAACGCTGACCTCTATCAAAAATAGTGCAACCCACCGTGCTGTCCGGGAACAACTCATCAGCCATGTCAGCTAAGAAAACATAACTATTTTCTTCAGCGTAACCATGACCATGCAATCCCAACACAACAGGATCTTGACCACCAGAACCTAAGTCTTCTCTAACAGCAAACTTATACGCTGGCACATAGTTACCGTCCCTGTTTCTAACTGTTGGTGTTTCTACATAACTCATATCAGGAAGACCATTCATTCCAAAATTTTCATGGTCTGTGTAACTAGGTAAAAATCCAGCTGGTCTATACTTAACTAAGAACACACCATCAGCATCTACTAAATGTTCATTAGCTGATTTCTTTTCACCAGCCTTCAGCATCCTATCTTGAAACCCCTCATTCATTATCATTACTTATCTCTCCTTTGTTTAAGATTTTTTCTTGCTTCCTCAATACCTTTGAGGTTACGTTCTATCATTTCATCTGTTATCTCCACAGGTTCTCCTTCATAGAACTTCCTATGGGGTTCTTGACTAACTCCCCCTTGTAACACACTTCTTATTGAGCGGACCAAAGCCAACGCTCTTGCATGATCCTTCTTGGTATCAAAAGGTTTACCCCTCATAGATTTAACAAATATATTAAGTTCTTTGTTTATTTCTGAGAGGCGTTTGTTTACGTTCATATGCAAACCTGTACCTTTCAGCTTCTACTACACATGACAGGAATGTGTCACGTATATTTTTCTTATGCCAGAACCACAACTCTTCACGTTTATTAGCAAGCACACCTCCACGTACAAACATAGGGTGGTCGCTTAATCGGTCATCAACTTTAATCGCATCCCATAAACATTGAGCTTGTACTGGACAGTTAAAACAAATTTCGCGTTTAACATTCTCAACTTTCATTCCTTTGCATAAAGCTTTATGCCACCAACTATCCAGTTCAGAGTATGTAGGTATTTTCATAAGACTCCAATGTTATCTAATAGGTGTGACAGTAATGACAGTGACAGGGTTAGAGTCCTCGATAACGGAGTCCTCATAAGCCATTAGCTACCTGCCGCCTGTCATTACTATCTATATCCGTTCGTCCGTGAGGCTTTACCACTAAGGCTGGTCATAAGACCAATCGTCCACGAGGCTATAGGATATATGTTCTACTACTCGGTCAAGTACATTCTCCCTTCGGGACCAGTACCGTGCGCACACCGCCACAGTCATCCATTACTCCTGCTTTAGCAGAACATGTGCGAATTAGAACACCTCTTCAGGTACCGAATTACTCTTAGCACCTGTTGAAGATCCTTTCTCATTTTTCTTTACAACAGTGGTCGCCCACCTAACCGTAGCGCCAATCTCTTCAACCGAGATTTCAGGGTACTGTTTCTTAGCACCATCATCTCCTTCGATACGATTGATTTTAAGACTACCCACAACCATGACACGATCGCCACGACCGAAAGACTCAGCCACATTCTCACCCATTTGACCCCAGATTGCGAGGTCGAGGAATTCTGTGCTTTCTTTTTCGGCACCGTCCGGCGATGTCCATTTCTTGTTGATCGCAAGTCCGGTGTTACAGACAGAGTTTCCATTCTCAAAGAATTTTAACTCAGGATCTCTCGTAAGGTTACCCCATACTACAATTTGATTAGCTTGCGCCATGTTTTATCTCCTTATATTCGTCAATTTGCCCATCCACTTCTGCAGATATGGCGTTATCTATTATCTTTTCTATACGTTTTTCATATAGAAGAGAATGTATGTCATCAACTGTCCAGCCAAGAGCATTTAAAGAATCTTTCAATTCAACTCTGACTTCAGCCAATGTCATGTCCCACACACTCACCGCGATCTCTTCAGCGCGCGTTGAGTATGTGTCCTCTAAGTCCATCAATGTAACTTCTTTCTGTTATTTAGAACGGTTCGTTCTCTAATTCAGCTACTTTTGAGGTGACCCAGCGATCTATATAGTTGTAAGCAATCATTAAAGATTCCAAACAATCTGTCTTTGCTGTCTTCAGTCCCTCAATATCAGCATGTACACCGTGGTGTAGTTTTTCAAGACCATCATCTACGATGTCTTCTACAATCCACGAAATTGTTTTAAACCTAACTTTTTCTACAGGAAATTTTAAAATTTCACTGACATCAGGTGCTTTAGCGTCAGTCAGTTTCGGAGACAAGATCCTGTTCCTGCTGACGGTGGTTGTGTTCATCTATATATGCACTACCCTTCTTTAGAATTTCCTCTAAAGTTTTTATCGGAATTCTAAGCCATACATTTGATAAACTCATATTAGCATATGGAGTATCCCCTCTGTCATACCCATCAAATATGTTTACCCAATTATTATCAGCTTCAATAGTTATATCTATATTCTCTGCTGTTTGTCGTAGTGTATGTCTTTCAACTACTGTATTCTCAGTAGTATCTGTAATTACATGATCGTATTTCAATTCAGGTATCATAACCCCTCATTTCTTCCGTAATAATTCGGCAATATCTTCACCGTATAATTGTTTTCTTTCAGTATATACACAAGATGCACATTTCCTCATATTATTATACATACTTAAGACCACATTGCATCCTTTAGCGGAGCAAACTTTTTTTTTGGACATTAAGATCAACTCCCTAATGATTATTCACTTTATTTATTAGAGCCTTCATAATAATCAGTACGATTAAATCTTTCTTCAGCATCTTTTTCATCCCAATTTTTCACATGTTTATTGTCACGTTCCCAACGCATAATACTGTCATGTATAGCCTCAACAACATCGTCGTAATGAGAGAACTGTCTACTTAATATGCTCCGTTGCGACCATCTATCTTCATCCCAAAATAGATGATCTATTTGATATGTAAAATAACTATCTGCTTTGTTTTCATTTATTTCAACTGCAATTATAAAGTCCCTCATTACTTCACCTTTCTTATATTAAAGAAGTCTCTTAACCGAGGCTCCATGTCCATCAAATACCTTGCATAATACGGAGCATGATTGTTATTAATCTTGAACACAGGGTCAGTAGTATTCATCGCTATCTGCCAACGCACTACCTCAATAAGAGATTTAATTCCCCATTTCCTACGCCCAAGCTCAAGTAAATCTATTGCCATCCGATGCAAATGTTCATACACCTCAGGGTTATCAGCATGAAATCTCAACCATTCACCCGGATATTCTCTCCAATAAATAGGATGAAGGTCACCATACCCACTAATTTCGTCAGTTATTTCCATTAAGCCGCCCTCTTAAGTTGTCTATCTCTTTTTCACACTCAGCTACTGCATGTTCCAACGATTCAGTAGCTTTCTCTACACATGTATGAATATTCACTGCTAGATTCCATGTTTGTTCAAACACCCAACCAGTTGGGTAATATTCAAATGGTTCCCAAGCATTATCCTCACACCAGTCGTCTAGTTCTTCTTTCCCCCATGTATCCCAACCATCAGGCAACTCATCACAGAAGTAATGTCTACTAGCTTCTTGCATGTAGTACTTACCGAATGAGTCATAGCTATATGTCATAACTGCCACTCATTCCCTTCTTCATCTTCAACTAAAGAAACATCGAATTCAGTCATACAACCATTCGTAATATCAAACTTGTCATCATCCCAAACAATCATGTCTCTTACTTCTCTAAGCGAAGTCTTATAAGGTACTTCCATTTCTTGTGTGTCTTCGATTCTCCAAAACACAGTAACTTCAACCTTCTTAGTTGTATTCATAATGTCTTTCCCCTTCTAAAGTGTCTTCAATAGCCACTTTTAAAATAAACTCACCTAAAGTTTCTTTATGGAAATTAGAAATCCATACATATTGTTGATTCTCAACTCTAAATCTTACTTGACTCACACTTCCTCCTTATCTGGAACAAACCACACAGCTCCGTTATGATTCATTTCTTTTAATGGATACGGTTGATGCGTCCAACGATACGCACTCTTCTTAGTATTTTCAGAACATGTAATCACACCGTCCCCTTCACTACGCCATATATCATTAATTGTGTCGAGACTAATAATCTTGTTGCAATATCTACATTCAGTCATTCCAACTCCCATTCAGTATCTTCAAAAGCTCTTGCTTCATCAAAACATTTACTACAAACCACAGCATCATCAACCATCTCAGTTACACCCGGAATAGTTGAACGTGTAACTACTTCAGAAATAACTGCATCACACAATTCGCATAACTGCTTTGGGCTAAGACTCATTGAACTCACTCTCCATTAACTCAGTGATATGAATATCATGCGACTTCTGAAACATCTCAATCGCCTGCTTATACATATGCTCTTTAATAGGCCACTTATCTTGAGGAGTACACCATCCATCTAACTCCCACTGCTGTAACGCCTCATCAGTCCCGCAAGGATTACAAACATAAACAGGTTCAGTATCAGCTGACCTAGTAGTACGACTTAAACAATTAAAAACTTGAGTAGGATTCAACTCATTCTTATTACAACGTGGACATTTTTCCATATGGACTCCTTGAATAACTACCTATTAATCCTTCGTAAGAAACCCAACTATTTAGTCTTCTAAACCCATTACATTCCCTCCCTGTTCCCTTCACAAGATCTTTTCTCAGCGCACGGTCAGCAAGGTTCGGCTCTAGCAGTTGGGCTGAATTGCTGGGAGTCCTGAAAATGTGCGGAACTTCATTCAAATCTACGCTCTTTCGATTTGAATTAAGTTCCCCGATACTATCTCTTGCTCTTAAGGGCGGGGTTCGCGGGATTTCTAAGAAGTCCGAAATCTGCGTTCTTTCGATTTCGTTGACTTCTCTTGAAATTGGGCGTCTTAAGCACTTTATATCGGTCAAAGAGGGAGGCTTTCGCCCCCCTCCTGACCGTGAGTGCTGGAGGTTAAGCACTCTTGACATGGCTTCCTGCAAGCAAGTCAATGCTCGCCCTGCCGTAGTTCAGAGATGCTTCGATTTTGATTTCAGCATCTCTTATTTGTTGCTTGGCGAATTCTTCTCCCCACATGGCGGATCGGAGTTCGTCCATCCAGTTGATGAGGTCGCCGTCAAATTCACAGCTCGCAACGTATCGGTATCTATCACCAGTCATTCTAGAGTGCGCTCTAGTGACGATAGTACGACCAGCGTTGCCAGTTGAGTACAGCACTTCAGTGTTATCTGCGTCAACGTAGAAGGGAATAGTGCGAGTAGCTGGTCGCTTCTCACCTGTTTCTGCATCTACGCTGTATGAGTGTTCGATAAGAGAGTACCGATCTTCGGTAATTCCTCCCTTAGTCAGTTCAACTCTTTCCGACTGAATTGCCAATCCAGTTTCAGTTTCTGGATTGTAGTCATCAAATTCAGGTGGATATATTGACCTGACCAGTAGTGCATCAGCTCCGATACCGTACTGCTCGGCAGGCTTCACAACGTATAGTAGTTGTGTCACTAACGGCTCACACCTCATCATGTCGTAGTATGGGTTAGTGTTAATTGGGGTAACTTGCCCCTTAGAAGGACAAGCAGAACTCATCCCTTTAGTGTCCACCCAAGTTAGTGGAGTGTCTTCATGTAAGGGCAAGATACCCCAAGCATGTGAACGGAAAGCAAAGTCTCCGTCCTTCTCTTTCCAACCGAGCCAACCTGCGAATCGGTCATCACCTATTCGCCAAGCTTTCATTAAAGCCCAAGGGTTGTCCGGATGTTCTGGTCTGTCAGTTAGCCTTTCGGCGACTGAGAAATCCAAAACGTTTTGAATTCCACGCATGAGCTTCTCAACTTGACGTTGATTTGAAAGCTCTGTACCTGTAATTGGGTTTTCGATGGCATTTTCAGTGGTTGCCATGTCCACATCTGTTTTACTCATTGTGTGTATCCTTATGTATGTGTATTGTCCAAATGGTTTTTGGAACTGGGTTTAAACGCGTTGATTTAATGTATACAACTTGATCGCGGGGTGCGCCAAGTTTGATTTGAGCTACACGCGCTACTAGCTCAAAATCTTCAAAACTAACAGTAGAACCCGATAGCCGATAGCGCACCTGTTCATCAACAAGTACGCCATCAACCATATGGCTACTACCAAACTCGAATATCGATATGGATTTCAAGATCAACTACCTCCTAATCTTTCGTAAAGACCATTTCCTATCGCTACCAGTAATTTCAATTTTGTATGTGTAAAATTCTGGGTCAACTCCAACATGTGGAGCATCTCTAGCGTGTTCGGCCTCTAGCTCGTATTGGGTACACATTGCGGTTTCGTGTACTTCTAACATGGTAGAGAGTCCTTGAAACGGTTTAAAAGTAAGCATTTCGCCCTTTCCGACTGACGGCAGGATGCACGCAGTCGTCCCGCGCCCAGCACATCGCTCACGAAATCTATACGAATCCCCCAAATCTTCTCTTTGATTTGGAGAGTCGTTGATTTCCCAGCGATCGCATCGGTAACGTAGCTACGCGATTTGACAGGAAAAGGGGCAGAGCCACAGTGTGGCTCATCTTTGCCCCAAAGGTTCCTGTCACTCAATCGCACGCTATGTTCGATGGGTCATGTGCTAAACTGGCGAGACTGTGTGTGTCCTTTTAAAGAGGCAGTGAAACTAACAAAAAAACAAATGGCACTTAAACGCGCGAACTCGGCTGAAATCTTCGGAAAAGAACTAAGGCTTCCTCACGGTGTGAGGTGTCTAAGACTTAGTTCAAAGGATCCGAAGATTTCTTCGCGCCAAGCAATTCATTGCGTTCGATCGTCGACGGATCGTTCCGTCGTGTGCCGTGGTCACAAGACCACTGGATAGCGCGGTGATTAGGGCTTACGTAACTGCGAGCAATCTACGCACTTCCGATTGCCGTAGTTGACTGTCCTAAACGCCGTGCTAAGGGGATCGGGCGGGGGATGCGGGAAAGGACTTCGGCGTAGCAATCTCCGATTGCACAGCCCCAGTCTGAGACGTTCTGGAGTACGGACAAACACATCAGACAAAGCGTACGTACTACTGAACGACTCGGACTGCCGACTCCCCGCAATTCAGCCAAAAAGTAGACGAAACTTGCTGACCGTGCGCTGTCCTGCTCTCTTGACTAACCCCCATATGTACCTGCACCCCCCTCTATATATGTATGTCTGACCTGTAAGAGAGTGCGTGGACACCGTTTTTGTGTTG